AAAGGAAATCGAACGAATTGAAAAGAAATTGACAAAGGTCAAAGACGAACAAGAAAAAGAAGCATTAGAGATGCGTTTAGAGAGACTTCAGCAAGAGTTAATGGCAACAACTGGCACAGAAGATGATGACGAATTCGGGAATAAAAAAGTAAAAGTGTTTCTTCGTAATCAAGACGGGGCTCTGTGCTGGAGCCATCACCAAATCAAGGGTCACTTCAAAGAGATTGTGCAGTATCGAATGTCTGAAACATGGTTGCGTAACGCAATATCAAGATTTGTCGATATTTTCCCGTCTGGCTGGGATATTGAGCAAGGAATAAGCCCGGAAGCGGATCTAATACCCATATTGAGGAATGGAGAAATAATAAAACAACCAGACTGTATTTTATCAAGACCTCTTGCTTCTTGGGTGGGAACTCAAAGGATTGTTACGATATCAAGTTCAGAGATTATTTATCCACCCGCTGAGCTAAAATTCCGAGTAGTAATCTGGGATATCGAAAAAAAAGACAGGATACCAACACCTGAATATATTAGGAAGATCTTGAGTTATGGTATTCAATGGGGGCATTCAGGATGGCGGACGGCACGGTATGGTAGGTATACTGTGAAAGAATTTAATGTGTTGGGAGAAGAGAGAAAAGTAAAGAAGATTACAATTAAGAAGTAAGAACCGTCCAGTCTTGTTAAGTTCTGGTCGTATGGGGTATCGTGTTGAAAAAGAGGGGTAAGGAATGGTAAAGAAGTATGAAGTTAGGATGTTGTTTTGTTTTGTGTCGTGCGGTTTTGGTTTTATTTAGAGGGGAGCTGTGGTGACGAAGGGTAATGTTATGTTCTGGTAAAGAGCGGAGGGGTTTTGTTAAGTAGCGGTGCCGAATTGTTTCGCAGGGTGACGAGATGGGAAATGATGAGACTTATAGAAAAACGATGGGTATGGGTATTGAGAGGAGCAATGAGGTTTAGTATTGAATTGGTAATAAAGAGAAGGTCGTGTGTCATGCCGAGCGGTGATGTGGATTAGGGGTAACAAAAAGTTTCTTTACGAGATGTGGAGGTGGTATATCATTCTTTTGAGTAGAGGTATGGAATTAGTTTCGATAAGTAAAGTGTCGTTCTTTTGAGTAGAGGTTGCGTGAAGTAGCATGTAGAAAAGTAATGAAGAGGTAGCGAGGCGATCAGAAAAGTAGTGAAGAAGTAAAGAAAAGTGCAGAGATGTAGGGGTGAAGTGGGAAAATGTGTCGTAGGGAAATGAGTGGGGAAGAGAGCCGTTTGGTAGGGGTAAAGAGTGAGTATCGAGGCATTGTGTTAAGTAAAGGGAAAAGAACTGACTTAAAATGAGGGGTTTGAGGTAGGAAAAACAAAAAACAAAGGAGGTGTGGCTATGGTGAAAAACAGAAGGACTTTTGTGTTTAGGTTAAGTGAAGTGTTACAGCAACGGATTGTTGATTTTTTAAATAAAACTAACAGGTCAATAGCAAATTTAATTGATGAGGCAATGAAAAGATCTTTTGATAAGTATTCACAATATTTAACTGATGAAACAGGGATGAATGCATTATGGCAACGAAAAGCAAACGTTTTACGGCTTGGTTCATCGGTAGATAAAGAGATGCATAAACAAATGCTTCAAATTAGTGAATTAACGGGCAGATCTGTGGCTGATTTGATTAAGGAAGCGATTTGGGAAATAATAAATGAAGAGGAGGATAAAGATGCTTAGGGAGTTAAAGATTTTATATGATGTTACTAAGCAAAATGATTTTGAAGAAATTGTGAAAAGATGGAAAGAAAGATTTTTGAAATTTTATGCTATTATTGATTGTGATGATAGATTTGAATGGGATCGGGTTTATAGGACATGTATATTTTTAGAGGCAATGTATGGGTCTGAGTTAGCGAAGAGTTATTTATTTTATAGTGATGATACAAGAAAGGTGAGGGAAGAAATTGCAGTAGGAGCATTGTTAAGTGAAACGCTTGAGTATTATGTAGTATTGAAGAAATTGAACAAAGATGATTTGTTAGCTGAGCTTGATAGATGTTTAGAAAAAATAAAAAAGGAGGGGAACAATGACTGATATTCAAGTAATTGAGGAAAGAAGAGAGATTGCAACAGCTGAAAAAATTCTTCAGGTAGCAAAGCAGGTGCTCAAGCCAGCGGATTTTGCAAAGATTAAAACGAAAATTGGTGAAATTATTGAAATAAAGCGTGATGGGATCCTTAATTTATTGAGTAGCTTGCCTGTAGGTTATAATTTTAGGATAGTTGAGAAGGAGATAACAGAAGACTATGCTTTAGTGAAGGTAGAGCTTGAAGTTGTATTCCTAAATGGTATTGTAAGACGAGGAGAGGGAGTAGGAGTTTGTGAACGAGCAGAACTAAAGGGTATAGATAATTTACATAATTTATTGACTAAAGCTGAGACAAGAGCGATGAAAAGAGCGACAGAAGTATGCTTAGGTGTAGTGATAAATGCAGTAGTCAAAGAATTGTTTGATAAGCAACCAAGTAAGACGATTGAGGAGGTAATGAAATAAATAATGTATTCTCGGATTGGTTGCAGGTATTGGATAAAGGCAAGGAAAAAAGCGTTAAAAATAGGATATTTGTTAGGGTATCAATATTATGGATGTGGTTGTTTTATTGCTTTAAAAGTTCCCAAGGCTGAGATGTTGCGAATGAAAGGAATTGTTTATTTGAATTGGGAGGAATGGAAGGAGTTTTTAGAAGATGAGGTGAAAGATTGGAATAACGATGAATTATTGTGGAAGTATAATATTTGGAAATATAGATATTTGAAACAGAAGTATTTATTTATAAAGGAGTGGGTTAAGGAAAAAGCAGGTTTTTTACCAAAACAAATTCAGAGGCGTCTTGCAGGATCTTTAATTAAAAGATTGACTTATCGAGGAATTCAAGTTTATTTTACTCCGTTTGGTGTTTATGTTCAAAAAGAAGTTGAACCGTTGTTGTATCAATTGATATATAATTCAAAAATTATAAAGGAGGCTAAAGATGAAAGCACAGGAATTGAAACAGCTTATTAACTTACAAGACCAAGAAACCTATTGCCCAAAGCATACACCACCTACAGAGTTGTGGCATCCATGTGAGCGTAGATTAGTTCTTATGAGGCAGACACCGTTACCCGTTAAGCAGGCTAAGAAATTTTTTGATGTGGGCAATGAATTTGAAGAGGTTGCATTGAAGAGGTTATTGAAGGTAGTTCCTGTTAAAGCATATCAGTTGCCCGTGGTCGATGAAGAGCTTGATATGAAGGGGATTGTAGACATAGTTCTTGAAAGTGGGGATTTTATTGAGATTAAGAGCACAGCAAATGAGCAAGTTCTTGATAATTTTGGTCTTTATGATAATCAACTAACAAAAAAATATTATTACCAAATGCAGGCTTATATACTCTTGCTAAAGAGAGAACATGGGGTATTTTATGTAATTGACAGGCGGACTGGGGAGGATCATTTCTTTGACGTTGAGAAGGACAAGGCGGTTATTGAAGAGATAATCGAGCGAGCCAGTCATGTTAAGGAACATCTTCAAAAAGGAACTTTACCCCAGACGATTGAACAATTTGATTTATGCCGAGCTTGTCCATTTTATAATCAATGTTATCCTGAAGACACAAAAGCAACCGTTAAAACAGTAGAAGTAAGTCCTGATCTTATGAAGAAACTTGAAATTTATTATGCTATCAAAGCAAAACTTAAACAGTATGAACAGTTAGAGAAGGAATTAAAAGAAGAGCTAAAAGAATGGGATGCGGGAACTTATAAGATTGGTGATAAAATTATCAAGATATCAGAATATCAACGAGCATTTTACAATATACCCGATGAGATAAAGAAACAATATGTTGAGTATAGACCTGTAAAAAGAATTTCCTTATAGGAGGTGTTGAATGTTTAGTGTAATAATAGCCGATTTATTAGACCAAGCAACTGAAGATTTGAGCAAGAAAAAGTTATGTGAATGGTTGATCAGTGCATATTGTAAGATCTGTGAGCATTTTGAAGAATACGAGGAAACAGAGGAATTAGATTTAGAACGGCTGGCTGAAGAATTGTTTACTTTGCTTGAGGACATGAAGGATGGGAAATAATGCTATTGCCACATCAGCAAAGAGCTATAGAAACATTCAAGGGTTACTCCTATTTAGCTTGGGAAACGGGAACCGGTAAGACTTTAACAGCATTAAAAATTGCCGAAAATTTTCGAAACGTGCTTATAATGTGCCCAGCTTCAGTCAAACAGGTGTGGTATCAAGAAATCGAGAAATGGGGAATAAAAATAAATAATGTTGAGATTGTAAGTTATGATAGTTTTAGATTGCATTATTCGAAGATTTTAAAGAAAGCCTTTTGGAATTTGATTATTTTTGATGAGGCTCATAAATTAAAAAGTATTCGAGCTCAAATTACAAAGCTTGTTATGAAGATTTTTACGAAGACATATAAGGTTATGCTAAGCGGAACACCATTTGAAAAACCCGAAGATTACTATAGTCAATTAAGAATTTTACGACCAGATCATCCATTTAATGAGTTATCATTTACTAACTATAAGAATTCATTTTTCCGGATTGATGGGATGTTTTACTATATTATTGATTTTTTACCTAAGATAAAAGACAAATTTATTGAACAATATGTTTTACCATATGTTGATTTTGTTAGGCGTGCAGATATTGTGGAGTTGCCCAGTTTGATAGAAGATGACAAGTATTTTTCATCAGGACGATATTTAATTGAACCAAACAAACAAATTGATGGAGACAACATTTTACAAGCATTTATGTATGAGTATAGAAAGAGTGCTTTGCTGAAGGATAAGATTGATTATGTAATTGATTTTATAACTGATAATCCACAAACTGTAGTGTTTAGTTATTTTATTGAGCCTTTGCAACATATAGTAAAGAGGTTTGATAGGAAGAATGTTTATTTTTTAACGGGGCAAGACAAGAGGGATTTAGATAATGCGTTAAAAAAAGGAGAGAAACCTATTTTAGCAACTTACTGTATTTCAGAAGGGATAAATTTAACGAGCTATAAGAATATTATTTTTCTTTGTCTTCCTTTAGCATGGCGGGTATATGAACAAGCATTATCTCGTGTTTGGCGGTATGGTCAGGAGAACAAAGTTTATTTACAACGATTAATAGATAAGAAAGGAATAGATACAAAAGTCTGGGGAATACTTAAGAGAAAAGGAGATGTCCTTGAAGAGTTAAAAAAGAAAGGGGTGCTTAAAGATGGATAACCAAATCCAAGACATTACAGATGCATTATTATCTCAAACAAAAGAATATTTTCATGATACAATTTTTGAAAGTAATAATATTTTATTAGCTAAGATATTTGACCAATACCAGAAATATCAATCAGATTATGCAAATATTTATTTATTCGTCGAAACAGTAAGCGGTGAGAAAAAAATTTTCCAAAGTCCTAAGCCAATCTTATACAATCACTATTTGCATTATTTATTATCTTTCTTTACTAAGAGAAAACTCAAACCACGAAATATTAAGCTCCGAATATCAACAGGCTTTTATACAGATTATCCAAGTAGATCAACACTTGAAGATACATTTTTTCTAATGGTCATAGATATTGATGATATAACAGAACAAGATTGCAACCAAATTATTGAAATACTAAACAAACACAATTATACACCAACTTATGTTATAAAGACTACGAAGGGTTATCATTTTCTATGGCTTAGCAAAAAATATTTGATTAAGGAAGATAATGTTTTATTTTCGACTTTTAATATGTTTTTGTCTACATTTTTTAATCAGATTAAGCAATTGATAGAGAAAGAGTTGCCTCATGTGCATTTAGATAAGTTGATACCTTTAGAGGGGTTTTATACTCGAGCTGATGGTTTAGTTATATATGAAGGTTTATGGTATGAGAGTTTTTGGGACTTGTATTCTAAGGTTATTGCAATAGATGAAAAATCCTCAGATGAAGAATTAACTAATATTTTACATAACAAAGTAGATTTTGAAAATGATTATTCGACTACTTTATACTATGCTTTATATGATGTCAAATCAGTCAAGAAATATACCGAAACATTCTGTCCTATATTAAATAATATTTTGAATACTTGGGAAACACATAGTTTTACAGAATGGAAGATTGCTATATGGTATTATTATTTACTTTATCAATATTTTGCTAAGAATGAAGAGGAGCGGGGGAAGGTTTTACAGGAACTTTTAGATAATGCAAGTCTATATAAGAAAGAGCCACCAAACAAAGCAAGAGAGAAGACAAAGAAGTTTTTTGACTGGTTTGTTCAGAGGAATTTTCCGTTAATATTTTTGTCATGTCGTCGGCTAAATCGAGAGTTTGGTTGCCCGCAAACTTGTTCGAAGTTTAATAAAGCGGTTCTCCCGATACTTCCGACATTTTCTTTGCCTGAGAATTTTGAAGTGGTAGATAAGATGTATTTTTGTCGTATTCCTATCAAAAAGGCGGAGCAAGTAGATGGGTTAGAGTTGAAGTATGTTTGTCGGTTCTTTTATCCTGTATGGTTTGCCATCAATAAGATTGAAGGTGAGAATGTTAGTAAAGCCAAAATAATAGTAGCGGGGTCAACCCAGATAGATGAATTTATTGTTCAAATGAGCTTTGAAAAAGGATTTAAAGAAGCCGAGATGTTATCAGTT